TTTAGATAAAGATGAAAGAATGATAAGTCAGTTAGAAAAAATGGATTTGATTTTTCCTTCTATACCACCAGAGATGAAAAAACAATTTGCAGATGGGTATAGAGTTAATATAAGATGGAGTGATATTAAAATACACTTAATATAAATTTTGTTCTTCTTGACACCCTTGTGATTGGGTAAATGGATGTGTGTGTGTGTGTGTGTGTGCCGGTTGGGGAGAGGTCATACTCCTTCCTTTCCCTAACTTAATTTTTAATGGGTCACTTAAACAAGTTCAATGAAAGGAAATTTGAAATGTCTATATTACCTGACGAAGACAGAGCAAATATTACAACTGATTTTATGCGTAAAGAATCTATTACCTTTGAAGGGTTTGGAAATTTTTTCAAAGATAATTTACGTTCTGCAATTAACGCTATTGATGATTGGATTGATAATAATGTAGTTAGTTTTAATACTTCAATTCCTGAACCTTGCAAAAGTGAATTAACACAGAAACAAAAAGTAAGATTATTCATGTTTGTTATAAAAAGACGATGGGAGGTAGAATAATGGCTTCTGGTGATACTTTATGTATTTTTGTACCACAATCAAATGAACCACCATCAAGTAACTATGCAACATTAGATTTGAGAAATTTACATCCTGTTTTAGATTTTGACCCAACTACAAATGAAAGTGCAATCTTTTCTGATATAATGCCAAGAAATTATGATGGTGGTGGTGTTACTGTATATTTACATTATGCTATGTCAAGTGCAACAAGTGGTGATATTGATTGGGATGTAGCTTTTGAAAGAATAGGTGACCAACAACAAGATATGGATAGTGATGGGTTTGCAGCAGTAAATAGTGTTGATAATACAACTGTTCCAGGTACTTCTGGTAATATAGATATTGTAAATATTGCTTTTACTGATGGTGCTGACATGGATAGTATTGCAGTTGGTGAAGGATTTAGAATAAAAATAACAAGGGATGCTGCAAACGATACAGCAGCGGGTGATGCAGAATTGAGATTTGTTGAAATAAAGGAGACGTAAAATGGCTCTTGATTTTGTAGCGTCTTCTTCTCAGTATTTGGAAATGGATAATGCTCTTATTTCCAGTTATCCATATTCCATCTCTGTTATATTTAATGCTGATAATATAACAGAAACAATGTATCCAGTCAATATTAGTGATAAAAATGCAACTAATGAACAAACAGCAATTCTTTTAAGTTATCAAACTGATGGGTCAGTTAAAGCAATTAATTATAGTTCTGATGGTGGGTTGGATGCAGCAGAAACAACAACACAATTTATAGCAGGCGTTATAAATCAAGCGACAGCAGTATTTGCATCAGCTACAGATAGAAGGGTATTTTTAAATGGTGGAAGTAAAGGTACTAATACAAATTCTAATACTCCGGCATGGGCTTTTGATAGAACATCTATAGGTAGAGCAGGAGATTCAACACCTGGTTATTATATGGATGGTATGGTTTGTGAAGTTGCTGTATGGAGTGGTATAGCATTAACTGATGAAGAAGCAGCAGCATTAGGTAAACTATATAGTCCTTTATTAATAAGACCCCAAAATTTAATTCATTATTGGAGATTGATAAGAGATAATTTAATTGATTTAGTAGGAGGTTATTTATTAACTGCTTATAATAATCCTTCAATAATATCACATTCACCAATAATTTTACCTGCAAAACCTTATATATTTGGTAAAACTGTTATTAGTGGAGCGATATCTGGTAGTATTAATATAGCTATTACTTGCTCTGGTACTTTAAAAGGTAAAGGTAGTTTATCTGGAAGTACATCTATAGGTGTAACTTGTTCTGGTACATTAACGGGTAGTGCTCCTATTTCTGGTAGTTTGGATATAGATATTGCTTGTGATGGGTTACTTGTAGGGGGTGGAAGTTTATCTGGTAGTATATCTATAGATATAACTTGTTCGGGTACTTTAATTGGTGAAGGTGAATTATCTGGAAGTACATCTATAGATATTACTTGCTTAGGTAATTTAACTGGTGATGGTACTTTATCTGGTAGTATATCTATAGATATTACTTGTTCTGGAACATTAATAAGTACTGCTTCTGTATCTGGAAGTACATCTATAGATATTACTTGTTCTGGTACTTTACAAGCTATAGGTACTTTATCTGGAAGTACATCTATAAGTATTATTTGTGATGGGTTACTTGTAGGATTTGGGTCTTTATCTGGAAGTACATCTATAGATATTACTTGCTTAGGTAATTTAATAGGTATTGCTCCTATATCTGGTAGCACATCTATAGATATAACTTGTTCTGGTACTTTACAATCTATAGGTACTTTATCTGGAAGTACATCTATAGATATAACTTGTTCGGGTATTTTACAAGCTATAGGTGCTTTATCTGGTAGTATAGATAAACTTTTAAGTTTAGTTGCTATTATTAAAGGTGAAGGATATTTATCTGGTAGTACATTTATAGATATAACTTGTTCTGGTACTTTACAGGCTATAGGTATTTTATCTGGTAGTACATCTATAGATATAACTTGTTCGGGTACTTTAATTGGTGATGGTGAATTATCTGGAAGTACATCTATAAATATTATTTGTTCTGGTAGTTTATTATTAGGACAAATATATGGTAGTACATCTATGGATGTTACTTGTTCTGGTACTTTACAAGCTACAGGTGAACTTTTAGGTTTAATTGATGTTGGTATTACTTGTGATGGGTTACTTGAAGGACTTGGGTCTTTATCTGGTCAAAGTAGTATAGATATAATTCTTGTTGGAAATTTAATAGGTATAGCTCCTGTGTCTGGAAGTACATCTATAGATATAGCTTTAGTAGGTACTTTATTTGCTACAGGAATTTTATCTGGACTTATACAATTTTCAATTATTCCAGAAGGTACTTTAACAATAACATCTAACCCAATAAGTGGAATTATACCTATTACTTTTAGTGTTGATGGGTTACTTAAAGGACTTGGGTCTTTAATTGGTGAATCAAATATTGTTATTACTCTTTCTGGAAGTATATCTATTTTTGGATTAGAAATAAGTGAATATAATACAATAATTATATCGAAAAATAATAATACAATAATTGTACCTAATAATATAAATATAATAATTGTACCAAGTGTTGATATAAAAATTATTAACTAAGGAGGTTATAAATGTCTTTGACGAATGCTACTGAGACTGCTTTACTTGAACTTATATTTAACAATACTACATGGGCTAATATTGGTGATGCTACAGGTATTGTTGGCTCAACTGCTGATGGAGTTTTTTATGTTTCACTCCATACTGGTGACCCTGGGGAGACTGGTGACCAAACTACCAGCGAATGTGATTATACTTCATATGCACGTGTATCTGTAGCTCGTACAAGTGCAGGTTGGACAATTAGTGGAGCTAATTGCTCTAACACGGCTGCTATTACTTTTCCTGCTTGTACAGGTGGCAGTAACACTGCTACATATTTTGGAATTGGTACTGATGCTTCTGGTGCGGGTAACTTAGTTGCTTCTGGAGCATTGTCAGCTTCGCTTGCAATTAGTTCTGGAATTACTCCTGAGTTTGCTATCGGTGAGTGTGATATTAATGCTAATTAATTTAAACTAAGAAGAGTAGTGGGTTAAGTAATCCATTACTCTTCACTAAGGAGTAATTATGAGAACAGAAATACCTGAAAGACCAAAAGACCCAGACACAGATACATGGTTTGGAATGGATTGGGGTTTAGATTCCAAGTTTTTAGGTAGTGATACTATTGCTACAAGTACATGGATACTTGAAGCTGGACTAATTAAAATAGCTGAAGATAATACTACAAAAATGGGGAGAGTAAAAGTAAGAGGTGGTATTATAGGGGGTGGTACTATAAAAGAAGATAATAATTCTGGTAATTATTCTTATAGAGCAACTAATGAAATAACTACAACTATTTCAGAGGAAAAGTTACATCGTTCTGTTGATATAGTTATACAACATCTATAATAATGGGTTACTTAAAGTAGTTTAATTTGGAGGTCATGTAGATGGATATAAAAGAATTTTATTTACCGCATAAGTATTTTAGAGAAATGGCAGGTTTATCTAATTATGAAATAGAACAGATGGCAGTAAAATATGATTATGCGAGAAGTACAGATAAAGGTTTTCCAGTTTTTGGAATGATGCGTGCTATAAATGAGGATAGAAAAAAATTATCTAATACTTTCGGTTCTAATGTTTCTAAACCTATTGAAGAAGCTAAATTAGAATATAAATTAAAAGAGGAAAATATTTTAGCTAAACGTATTCTTAATCAAGCTAAACTTGGTTTTCTTATTCCTAAAACAGAAGCTGAAGAAAGAATAAAGAAAGTTTTACGTAGCGTAGTAAATATAATTAAAAATGCTATAAAGAATATAGCTCCACGTTTAATTGATATAAAAAATCAACGAGATGTTGAAGTTATAGTAACTGCTGCTTGGAATGAAGCAGTAAAGATATTGGAAGATAGTAGTAAAGTAATATCTTGGGAAGCTGATGGGTCGTCTAACTTACTTCAAACTCGATTATCTGATATAAAAGATGAAGATGCTGAATTTGCTAATGTAATAGAAAGTAGGCAACATGAAAAATCAGATAAAGATAAGTAGAGATGAATTAGATATATTATATCTTCCAAAGCGTCTTTCTGCTGTTGAGGTTGCTAAAAAAATAAGATTACCTTTAAAAGCTAATTTTTCTGATAAAATTGATTTAGATTTAACACCCTATTTAATACTACCTGTATCTTTAATAGGTAAAAATAAGCATGAATGGTTGTATGTTATTAAACCTACTCAATCTGGTGGTACTGTTTTTTTACAAATAGCTGTTGCAGATGCTATAGACCAAGACCCTGGAACGCTTATTTATATTACACCTGATGAAGTATTAAGTAAAAAAGGTATGCAAGAAAAAGTTATTAATATGATAGATGAAACTCCAGAGTTAAAGAAACATAAAACTGGAATTAAAACTACATCTAAAACTGGAATTCATCTTGATGTTATGAGTATATATCCTGGATGGGCAGGTTCACTTGGAACATTAAGTTCTATACCTGCTAAACGTGTTGTGTTAGATGAAGTTCGTTTAATGAAACTTCAAATAGGTGTTGAATCTAATGCAATTAAATTGGCTAATGATAGATTGACAACATATAAAAATATGGGACTTGCTCAAGGTTATGCGGTAAGTACACCAAGTGTTGAAGGTGATTTATTGCATCAGCAACTTAGTATTCCTGGAACTCTTGTATTAAAATGGCATATTAAATGTGAAAATTGTGGTCATGCAGCAGTTTTAGATTTTTTTGAAAATATAAAACTTGTTGTTATTAGTACAGATAAAGAAGGAAAAGAAAAGAAAGAACCCAAATGTGTTTGTACTAAATGTGGACATTATTTTGAGGATGCTGACCAGAAACGTAAAATAAATGCTAATGGTTTTTATGCTCCAGATGATGGGTCACTTAAACTACCTCAAAATTTTGAAACTGCTAAAAGAATTATTTTTTGGTATAGTTCTCTTGATTCTCCTTTTCGTTCTTTTAAAGCTATTTGGGAAGAATTCATGGATACTAAAGATAAATTACATGATTATAAAAATTTTTGGCAATGTTGGTTAGCTCGTTTTTGGATTGATGATGTTAGTAAAACTAATATTGAAGATTTAGAAAAACAAAAACATGAAATTGAAGGAAAGGGAGTTGTTCCAACTTGGACTAAAGTAATAACTGGTGGTATTGATACTCAAGATTCTGGTTTTTATGTTACTGTCAGAGCATGGGGAGCTAATTTAAGAACACGTTTAATTGATGCTTTTTTTATTGAATGTAAAATAAAAATTACTAATGCTGATGATATTCATTTATTAATTAAACGTGATGTTGAAGATAGAATTTATACTACTATCAATGGTGAAAAATGGCAAATTGGTTTATATGCTATTGATACAGGTGGACATAGAACTAAAGAAATTTATGATGGTACAAGAGACTTAGAAAGAATAATTTGGGTTAAAGGTGCTAAGGAAGGTCAAAATATTACTATTAAATATAGTAAAGATTATAATTTGTATCTTGTAAGAACTGTTGAGTATCTTGATGAAACTGAAGAAAAATCATTTAGGGAAGATTTTGAGTTACCTAAAAATATACAAAATGATTATTTAAGACAATTTATTAATATAAGAAAGAGAAGAGAGAAGATTAAAAAAACAAATGAAGATATTGTTGTTTGGGTTAAAGTAGGGCAATATGATTACCGTATGGCAGATGTTCATGCTTTTATTTGTTTAGATATTCCTACTTCTATAGGCACTTTTAGAAGAGAGATAAATAAAGAAGAATTTATATTTAATCCTTTAATTAAGAAGATTGAGGAAGCATCAGAGGCAGAAGCAATTCATGAGGAAGATGTAGAGGGTATAAAGGATAGAGGTACATATGAAATTGGAGACATAAATTGGGATAATTAATTATAAATAAAGGATAAAATTATGGCAAGAGTATTTACCACATGGGCAGATGAATTATTAAGATGGAAAAATGCTTTAGCAGATAGAAACACAGATGCTTTCTTCTTAATGTCAACTGAAAATCGTAATGAGATGAGAGTTGTTTATACTCGTCTTGATAATATTGAAAAATTTACTGGGTGGCTTGAAAAAAAAGCTGCTATGGAATCAGTATCTATTGCTGATGGTGGAGAAGGTGGAGGTTCAATCTTAACTTCAATAGGAGGTTCATAATGGAATCCTCTTGGGAAATAGTTGAAGACTCACCCTATTTTAAGGGTTGGTTGACTAATGGGTTACTTGAACAATCTCCAGATAAGGAGTTAAAGGAGAATCAATCTTTAATTACTTTAAGAGCTACAAGTCATAAGTTAATTAAAAATAATTTTATGGCAATTATGGCACAACAGTGTCACGTAAATACTCTTATGGGAGGTAAACTTAAATTAAGAATATTTTGTGATAATAAAAAGTTAAAAAAGCAATGTACAGATTTACTTACTGAATATAAAAAGTATGATATTTGTCGTGAGTATACATTATCTCAAATAGTTGAACAAATTATTACTGCGTCTTTTGAAGATGGGGATATTTTAATTAATTTACCAATTGATAAAAGATATAAAGGAACGGTTCAAACATATGTTGAGTTAATTAATGCTTCACGTATTAAAACACCTCCTAAACATACAACTAATCCCCTTATTAGAGAGGGAGTTGAATACTATTCTTCTGGCAGATTAAAGGGTTATCATGTTATTACTGCTAAAAGTCAAGATAAACATATTACTTATTATACTGCTCAAGATAAAGATTTTGAATTTTATCCTGTTTATAAAAGTGATGGAGTTATAACCAGAAAAGTTTGTCATTTATTTAAAGCACCTTTAAATTTAAGTCCAAGACAGTCAAGACAAGTACCTGTATTAACTGGAATAATGGGTTTATTGAGGTATGTTAATCAGTATTTAGAAGCAGTATTAGTTGGTTCTCGTGTTGCTGCTTGTTTTGCTGCCTTTATTAAAACAAAAAATAAAGCAGCTGCTCGTAAAAGTTTAAGTGAGCCTGGCTCTGATGTATCTGTTAAAGCTAAACAAAAAAGAATAACTAAATTACAACCTGGTTTAATAAGTTATCTTTATGAGGATGAAGAAATTACTTTTGGTACTCCTAATAGACCATCTGATAATGCTGATACTTTTATGATACGACTTGCACGTTTTGTTGCTGCAACTATTCGTTTTCCATATGAACATATGTTTTTAGATTTATCAGTTACAAGTTATTCTTCTTGGCGTGGTGGGTCACTTGAAGTAGAACGAAATGTAAATAGATGGAAATGTAGTTTAGAAGATGTTATTGAATGGATTGTTCTTACAAGGTTAGGTGAAGGTGTAGCTAAAAGGAAAATTAAAGGTTCATTAAAAGATATTACTCTTGTAGTTGCATTTCCTAAATATAAAAGTATTGATGAAGAAAAATCTTCAAGAGCAAGAAAGATTAATTTAACTGATAAGAGTACAAGTCACCAACGTGAACAAGAGGAACTTGGTTATGAATATGACCAATTACAAGAAGAACTTGATGAACATGTCTTACGTGAAACAGAAAGAGAAGCATTAGTTTTAAAACTAAAAAAAGAATTATCTGAAAAATATAATATTATATTTCCAGAGTCACCTGAAGAAAAGGAATTAGAGGATAAAGAAGATGGAGAAGATAGAGATACTTCTGGTTCTCGTAGAGAAGGTGAAGAAACAGGTGAAGATTTAAGTGAGGAAGATAAAGATGAAAGAAGAAAATCAGATGGTAATTGGAATAAAAAAATCTTAAATAGATAGAAAGGAGATGGAGAATGAAAATTGGAAATAGTTTTCTTATACAGCATTTTTTAAATGCTGTATGGTTAATTCATCCAGAAAAATTAAAAACTATGACTGAAGTTATTTTAAAAAAAGCTTCAGATATTAATGGGTCACTTAACCTACTTCAGTTTGAAAATAAAGGTACTGAAGAAAGTATTGTTCAAAGGAATGGTAGTACTGCTATTCTTAATGTTGAGGGTATATTAGTTTCTAAAGCAAGTTGGCTTGATGCTATGTGTGGTATGGTTTCTACACTTGCTATACATAATCAATTTAATATGTTAGTTGAAGACCCTAAAGTAGAAAGAATAGTTCTTTATTTTGATAGTCCAGGTGGTGAAAGTACAGGTATTCCTGAGTTTGCTGAATCTATTTTTCAAGCTCGTAACAAAAAAGAAATTGTAGCTTTTACTGATGTATTTATGTGTTCTGCTGCTTATTGGATTGGTTCAGCAGCGGAGCAATTAATAGTTACTCCATCTTCTATAATTGGTTCTATTGGAGTTTATTATTCTGTTCTTAAAGAAAAAGCAGAAAAAGCATTTTATGATGTTCATATTATTCAAGCAGGAAAAAATAAACTTTTTGGTTCTGAAGAAATTGCTATCTCTGATGAAGAGATTGCTTATTTTCAAGAAAGGGTAAATAGTAACTATGAACTTTTTACTAATGCTGTAGCGAAATATAGAAATGTTTCGCAGGAAGAAGTAAAGAAAACTGAAGGAAGTTGGTATGATTCAATTGATGCACCTAAATGGATGTATAATGAATTAGGTAATTCAAAACTTGTATTAAGTTAATCTTAAATAAATTAATTTAAATAAATTTGATTTTATTCATTTCATTTAATTTAAGGAGGTTTAGATGTTGTTTTCCAAAAATAAAAAAGTAAACTTGGAAGCTCTTAAAACAGAGAGTCCAGAAGTTTATGATGAACTTATGGCAGATATTAAAAAAACTATAGGTTTTGAACAGTCTGTTGAGTTAGAGGCAGCACAAAAAACTATTGTAGAACTTACTCAAAAAACTGAAAGAGAAGCAGAAGATGCTAAAATTATTAAGTATGGTGAAAGTCTTAAAGTTGAAGAAGTAATGAATCAAGCTATTAAAGATAAGGTATCTTTTGATGTTGCTTTAATTAAGATGGTAGATGCACATTTAAAAAATATCAAAGATTTTGTAGCGTCATTTGAAGATACTGCTTCTGAAGCTGCGGGTGCAAATCTTGATGATAATGATAAAACTGAAACTGAACCTAAAACTTTTGTTGAAGCTATGAGATTTATTGCTAATCGTGATAAGATTACTAAAGCTGAAGCTGCTGAAAAAGCTAAGAAAGAATTTAAAACTTTGTTTGATGAACAATATGAAAATTTACCTAAACTTGAAGAAGAATAATTCAAATTTAGCTTTAATTTAGTTTAATGGGTTATTTGAAGTAATTTAATTTTGTTAATTTAAACAATTAATTCTTAAATAAGGAGGAATTAATGATACAGAAAGAAGTAATGGACTTTATTTGTGCTACTGGTTTAGTCAAATATCGTTTCGTTGTTATTGACAAGGTAACTGATATAGTTACTTATTGTCCTGCGGGTGAAAAACCAGATGGAGTTACTGTTGGGGATGAAGATAACCTTAAGATTGCTGTTCAGTTACTTGGTAATCTTAATGCATCATTCTGGTTTGATGCAACTGGTGTTATTGCCAGAGGTGATGAAGTTCAAGTTGGTGCTAATGGAACAGGAATTAAACAAACAAGTGGAGCAATTGCTTGTTATGCTAAAATTGCTGCTGTTAGTGGAGCATGGTGTGTTGGGTATAATGTCTTCGGTCTTCCAATGTCAGAAGTTGGAACTCCTGCAACTGGTGTAACTGCACTTGAAGAGGGTGTTGGAGCATGGCATAAAACTACTTTAACTGTTGATTCAGCTCTTGGTGCTATTGCAGGTGGAGCTGATTTAGGACTTGGAAAACTTGTTTATACACTTCCTGCAGGTGCAAAGATTGTTAATTCAAGTTACCAAAGTATGGCACTTACTGCTGAAGATGGTAATATTGATGCTGATACCCCTGATGTTGGTATTGGTACAGTTGTTGCTTCAGGTGCAGTTGCTACTCTTGATGGTACATCTACATTTGAGAATTTAAATATTGGTAAAGCTGCTGCAAATTGTACTGGTACTCCTACTGTGCAGACTGCTAAAACTACTGATGCAGTAGGTGGATTTGCTATTGAAACTGGTGATGCTCATACTATTTTCTTTAATGTTGCTGATGGTTGGGCAGCGAGTGGTGAAACTGCTTGTCCAATTGCAGGAACGATTGTTATTGAATGGTATGATGCTGATTAATCCGTAAGAGATTTGATGGGTTACTTAACGTAGTTCATTTTTAATAAAGTAAATTAATTAATTTGAAAGAGAGGTAAAACGTGGCTGTTAAAAAAGGTAGTTTAACTTTACGTTATGACCTGAAGGAACTTGTTGATGAATCTCCTATGGAGACTATTGAATTTGTAGGAGATAAAGTTCTTCCAGGAATTCCAGTTAAAGAAACATCAGCACAAATGCCTGTTCTCCCCACTGGAGCAGGTATGAAGTTGCTTGATTTGAAACGTACCCCAAGAGGTACATTTAACAGAGGTCAGTGGGTATGGGGTGATTCAGCATATTTTACTTATGAGTTTGGTTATGAAGAACCTGTTGATAATGTTGAAAGACTTAAGAATAAAGATATTTTTAATGAAGAAGTTGTTTCAACTCAAATAGCAAGAAGTCAGATGATGATTGTTCGTGAAAAGAGAATATCTGATGCAGTATTCGATGCTACTACTTTCACAGGTGCTACTAATTTTCTTTCTGTTACTACTGAATGGAGTGATATTGCTTGTACTCTTTATGCTGATATTACGGCTGCTCATGTTAAATTATTTGCTAAATGTGGAAGACCGAGAAGTCAACTTGTTCTTTTAATAAATGAAACAGTTTTTCGTAATATAATGCGTGCTACTGAAGTAAGAGCAGATGTTAAGTATACTGTTGCTGTTGATAAATTAAATGTTTCACAGAAAGCATCTTATCTTGCTGAGTATCTTGGAATTAAAGAAATTCAAATTGCTACTTCATTTTATGATTCATCTCAACTTGGTATTGAAGATGCTACATTTTCACGTCTTTGGAGTGATGAATATGGAATGGTTTATTATCCTTCTCCAAGTATAGGTTCATGGAAAGTTCCTGGCATGGGAAGGCAACCTATATGGACTCCATTTTCCCCAGACTATCGTGTAGAGTCTTATGATGAACCACAGTCTGATTCACGTGTTGTTCGTGTTCGTGAGTATCGTGGTGTTTATATTGATACTAAGTATGGTTTTTTACTTGGTAACTTAACTGCGTAATTTCTACATCAATATGACCTCCAATCATTTGATGTTAGATAGAGGTGTGGAGTGGGTTACTTAACCCACCCACATCATCTTTAACAAATGTAGCGTGCTACATTTCTTTAAGGTGATGGGTTATTTAAAGGAGTTCAATATGGCAATATTTGAATTAGTAGGAGGTGGTAGGTCACAAATAATTGAGCTTAATAAAACAATGTTACGACATAGAATAGCTATACAAAAAGCTATGGCTATTGCTTTAACAAAGACAAGAGTTCGTGCTAAGGATTATGTTATTAAAAGTACAGCAAAATTTAGAAGTGGTGATGCTATATATAATCCAAGATGGGCAAGAGCACAACAACCAACAGTTCCAGGAAGATTAACAAGTAGAACTGGGAAATTAAAATTTATGCTTGGACATTATGCTACTGTTGGTAATCCATTAAAAGGTTGGGATAGAAGTACTTGGGGAAAAACATTAGCTAAACAAAAATCTGTTGCTTTTCTTAGTCAGATAAGAGCAGTTAAAACATCTATAGGACATGAAATGTATGTTGGAACTATTAGAGTTCTTGTATCAGGTCACCCAATGTTATTTGAAACTACAAGAGGACAACCACAAGAATCTTTAAAAACTTTAGCAGTACGTTTTCAATGGGAATATGGAATTCGTGGAGAAAGAAGACCCATTTTTGCTCCTGTTAGAAGGCAAACTGATTTTGATATGCGTAAATTAGTGGAACAAAAAAATAATTTAATTTGGAGGATATAATGGCAGATGAACCGTGTGCTCAATATATTAGATATTTAATGAATAAATTATTTACTCAAGGTACATTTGTAACTAAAAAAGAAAATTTAGTTATAGGTGAGTCTGTTGATATGGTTGGTAAATCTAATGATGCTTTTCCAAGAATAGAAATTTTAATTAATAAAATAAAATGGGATGGGTATACAGACCAGAGACAGGAAGACCAATCTTTTAGGTTTCAATTAAACGCAATTATAAGAAGGGCAAATGATGAAACAACTGAAGAAGATATGTTTTTTGCTATAAGATGGGCAAGAGAATTAAAAAGAATAGTTGCAATGTCACATAATGATAGAGCAACAGGTAATCTTCCTTGTGCAGGATTTATTCAAATGGATGGTTTTCCTGAAGCAGTTATTGTTTATGAATTAGCACCTAAAATTACTACAATTATTTTTGTTGGTGAAGTTGAAGTAATATTACCAGATACATATACAAATAATTAATTTGAAATAGGTTAAGTAACCCATTAATTTAAATAATTTAAGGAGGTTAAGATATGACTATTCCCACACCTAAAATATTTCAAACAGGTGCTATGAAAGTTGAACCTGGAATAGATGCAGGTACTCCATCTGATGGTTGGGGTGAAGCAGTAGGAGTACAAGCTTTAGGTGCTCTTGATGCTTTTCCATGGATTAATTTTAGTAACAAACTTGCTATTGGTGTAACTGAAGATGATAGTGTTATTACCAGAGCATTTAAAACTACTCCAAGAATGACTTCAAAGACTGTTGATAATCCAGTTTCTTATTATGCCAGATATAAAGGTATGAATCGTTTTCATTATTGGATGTTTGGTTTTGAAAATTTAGTTAAGGAAGTTGTAGCTTTTAAAGCAGGTGTATCACCTTTTAATGCAGCTGTAACTCCAGGTGATGTTTTTGTTGATACTGATTTAAATGATTTTGCTTTTCTTAGAACTGAAACTGTCAGAAATGTAAATGGTACTACAAGTTATATTTATATTTTTGAAGCTATTGATTCTGTATCACCTACACTACAGACAGGTCAAATGACTTGTAGCTCTCCTGCAAATACATTTGATTTTACTTCTCATTGTGGTATAGCAGGTTCTGTAATGTATGAACATTTGTATGAAATTGATTCACTTGGTAGAAGATATAGACTTTATACTACTGCTGAAAAAGCACTGTTAACATTAGCAGCAGCAGATAAGAGAAATCTTATGGCTACATTTGCAAAACGTATGGCAGGGTATGATTTACGTTATAAAAATGCTATGTGTAAAAACTTTGCCCTTAAATGTTCTGCCGCAGGTTTAGCTTCATGGGATTGTAATTTAATGGCTTTTTCTGAAGAACGTGGAGATTATAGTTCTGCTGATTGGACTTTATTAACTGGTCTTGATGATGCTTCACTTATTCCTGCTCACTTTGAATATCGTTTTGGAATAGGTACTGCTATAGCGTTACATGCTGATGGTTATATAGAGGGATTAATAGATTTAGGTTTATCTGATTTCTCTCTTGATATTGAAACTCCAATGCAAAGTATTCAAGATATAATTTCAGGTCTCAGTATTGCTGAACCTGTTCTTGAGGGTAAATATGGAATTAAAATGACTGGTACTATTTCTCGTCATACTGTACAAACTTATCAAGGTTATAGAGATGCTCAAACTCCTGTAGTTGCGCATCTTGTAGCTAATCAAGGTTGGTTTATGCAAGAAGTTATGATTAAAAAAGCTACTCTTGATGATGCAGGTGCAGGTGATGAAGATGTAGCTGCTGAAGCATTATCTTTAAATCCTGGTTATGAAGCAGCGGGACATGAGTTTACTGAATGGCTTGAAGCTGTAACAGAAATTCATGAAAGTCCAGTTCTTTTTAGAGTTCGTGATAATTCAAATGTTAATGAAATGACAATTCAAACGTAAGTAATTTATAACTTGTTTAAGTAACCCATTACCATAATGGGTTACTTAAACTAATTCTATCTAACATTTTATAGGAGGTCAAGATGGCGTTTCAAGTTAATCCCATAAGGGAAGTTAAGTTCTATGAGAAGTATAAAGATAATAATAATGAAATAGTTGAATTTTCTGTTACTTTTAATTTTATATCTTCCGAAGATATTGATTATGTTGAGTTGAGAAAAAAGATGGAAGGTAAACAGAAAATGACAATTGAGAAAAAAGTTGAAGGTAAAGATGGAAAAAAAGAAATAACAGAAATTGAAATTGGTACATATAATGCTTTTCTTTATACATTGAGAACATCATTAGTCGATTGTGAAGGTATAGAAGACCCTGATGGAAAACCTTTACTTATTAAAGATGATAAAGGTAAAATTATAGTAGCAAATCAAATTGCAATTTTTGAAGCTATAAGAATGTTACCCTCAGGTGAAGAAGGTCAACCTACTTTAATGGATAAAGTTACTAAAGCATATATAGGACAAAAAGAAAAAAACTTATAGACTGGTGTGATGCAACAGTAGATTTTGGTTGGTCACCAGATAAATGTACTTCATGCCAGTTAAATCAAAAATGTCTCTATTGTAAATATGTAGTTGCTCAATTAATTGATTTACGTACTTTAGTTCTTTATACTCAACTTCCTGAATTATGGGATATCTTTAAGAATATTATTCTTATTAGTCCTATTGAAGAATATGGGTTTACTTTAGTTAATGCTGAAGCTTATTTAAAAAATTATAATTTTGAACGTATTCAAGTAACCTATCAAGAATTTTGGAATATTATGACCATTTTTTTAGAAAGAATGAATGAGAAATTTATAGATAAGAAAAAAATGAGAATTGAAGATATAAAACGTAAACAAGGAAAAAGATAATTATGGCAAATCCTTTAATGTTAGAAGTTATTGTTGATGATAAGGGCAATCCTGTCCTTAAAGATATGCAAACCAATATTAAAGGTATTGGTAAAGCTGCAAATAAATCTGGTGGCTTTCTAAAAAAAGTATTTCTTTCTGGTATTATGTTGCAGGGTATGATGCAATTTAAGCAGGCTTTTGCAGGTGCAACACGAGAAGTAATGGAGTTTAATAAAGTTTTTAAACAGGTTGAAGGTATTACGAGAACAAGTGGTGTAGCACTTGATATACTTAAAAAGAAAACAATTGCTGTTAGTAATGCTACAGAACATACAGCAGTAGCTTTAGGTAAAGTTGCTTTACAAGTTTCTAAGATGGGTTTTACTCTTGAAGAATCTCTTATGGTTATTCCTCATATGGCAAACCTTTCTACTGCTGCCGTAGCTGATTTAACTTCTGTTACTCAAATTGCAGTCCAGACTATGAAATCATTTCAGATGCCTGCTTCTGAAATGGAACATATAGTAAATGTTATTCAAGGTACTGTAAGTCAAACTGCTCTTGATTTTGAAGACTTTGCTGAAGCTATGAAATTTGTTGCTCCTATTGCTAAAACAATGAATATTACATTAGAAGAAACTGCTGCTATGATTGGTATTCTTGGTGATGTTGGTATTAAAGGTTCACTTGGTGGAACCACATTAAAAAATATGTTTCTTAATATAATGCGACCAAGTGAGAATGTTAGAAAAGTTTTAGAGAAAATGAATTTTCAAGGTAAAAACTTTGTTGAGATATTAAAAAACATGAAAGAAGCAGGTATTCCTGTTAGAGAGTTTCTTGAGACATTTAATAGAAGAGCAGTTGCAGGCTCACTTGCTTTAGCTGATTTATATAAAAAAGTGAATATTTTAAGAGAATCTCTTGAACAAGATAAAATTGTTGTTGCTGAAGTTGCAGCTACAATAAGAGAAGCATGGATACCTCAATTAAAAATATTAAGAAATGTCTTTGTGAATACTTTTGTTGTAATGGGTGAAATTTTAAGTGAAACTGATTTAGGTTTAAGTATTGCAGGTATCACTCAAAGGATTATGGATTTACAAACTTGGTTAATAGAGCATCCTGAAGAATTAGAAAATTTTGCTAAAGATGTTGCTTTTGCTGCTCAAAAAGTAGCTGAGTTTATAACTTTAGATTTTGAAACATTTATAAAAAATCTTGGTTCTGTAGCGAGAATACTTAAAATTATAATAGGTTTAAAAATAGCTGCTATGCTTGGGGCTTGGGTTATGGGTTTAAAAGCAACAACAGTTGCTTTTTATGAAGCTGCTACTGCTGCTAAAACTTTTGGAGCTGCTATTCCTGTGGTTGGTCAATTTACTGTAGCTTTATGGGTTGCTCTTGAAGTGTCAAATCTTATACATGATTCAATTAAAAGAAGTAGAGAGGAGATGCAGAAATTAACTTATGCTACTGATATAAATGCACTTAAAGTTAAATTAAATGCTGCTAAGGACATGGATGTTATATTAGAACAACGTATTGTTTTAGAAGAAAAATTAGCAAAACTTTTAGCAGGTACTGACGACCAATTTTATAGAAGAAAACAACAGATTGGACAAGTAATAAAACAACTTGAAAATTTTGATGAACAATTAGATAAGGATATTGAATTACTTTCTAAAAGGTATGGATTGGAAATAACATTTTTTACTGCTATGAAAAAAGAAATAGGTGTTTTTATTGAAGATTTAGAAACACAAATATGGGAAGCTGAAAGTAAAATATCTGGTTTAAGTGAAAAGATTATTAATAAGATAAAAGGGTTAAAAATACCTGAACCTAAAGATAGAGACAAAATAAAAAAAGGTGCAAAAACTGATGTTGAAGTATATTGGGAAGCCTATGTTAAATATTTTGAATTAATTGCTAAAGGTAAGAGTGAAGCAGTAGCAAGAGTATTAGCAGGTTTTCATACAGATTTTAATAGGTTACTTAAAGCAGGTGAAACTGTTGGTGGATTAACTGGTAAACAAATAAAAGGACTTGGTGCTTTAACTCCTGGTTTTGAAACACAAATTGCAGGTATGCCAACACGTGGTACACTTGCAGGAGCAGATATACCTGTTCTTACTAAAGAACAAGAACTTGTTATACAAATAGCTGCTAAAGAAACTCAAATTACAAAAACACGTGAAGAACAATTAAAAATCATTAATAAATTAATTGCACAAACAGAAAAAGAAATTGAAACTATTGAAGAAATAGAAGAAGCAGAAAGAGAACGTCTTATAAGGGTAGCAGAAGAACATAAAGCATATATGCAAGAACAATTTGATGTTATTTCAGAAGCAGCTTTGATGCATACCGATATAATGCAAATGATTGATGATGCTTTTTTTGAAAAAAAACAAAGATTAATTGAAAAAGAAATGAAGTTGGTAGATGAAAAATATAAAAGAGAAATAAAAAATGTAGAAGGTAATTATTATAAACAAAAAATTATTGATGCTAAGTATGCAAGAGATAAAAAGAAATTAATTGAAGAACAAGAAGCATTATTAAGAAAACAAAAAGAAAGAGAAAAAATTTGGTCACTTATTGAAATTGCTATAAATACAGCAGTTGGTATATCTGCTGCTTTAAGAGTTGCTCCACCCGCAGGCTATGTTTTAGCTGCAATTACTGCTGCTATGGGTATTACTCAAGCTGCTATTGTAGCTTCTCAAGAACCTTATTATCATGGTGGTTATACAGGATATGGTAATCCATATGATATTGCAGGTTATGTACATAAAAAAGAATATGTGGTAAAGCATCAAGATGTTGAAGCCATAGGTGGTGCAGGAGAAGTAGAAAGAATGATTGATGAACGTCTTGAGGGAGTAGGTGAAGGTGGAGGTAGACCTGTTTATGTAATAGTTGAGAATTTTATTGGCACTGAAGAATATGAAAGAGAACTTTTTACAAGATTACAAAAGGAGTCACAGAGATGGTAACTGTAACTTTTACTGCAACCGATGGGTCAGTTGAAGTAGTTGGACAAGTTCTTTATGACTCTAAGTACCACAGTGAAAGATATAATCAACGTTCTATGAGAGTAGCAAGTGATGATTTGATTACTTATGATAATAAAGGATATGTGGTAAAAGGTGTACTTACTATTAAAAATGTCTCTTATGAAGATGGTGAATTATTGAGAACTTGGTTACATGAAAAAGCGATTTTTCAATTAAATAAATTTACTATTGTAACATCTTCTGATGATATTAATTTAGGTATTGGGAAAGATATAACTTTAACAGAAGTTAATTTTGTTGGAGATAATGACAGTGGTGTATTTAAATATAGAATGCCTGGATTCTATATAATAAAGTTTCCTTATACATATTTAACTTTTGGTAAAAATACATTATTTGGAAGTATAAATATAAATATAGTACTTTCAGGTAGTTTAGTATTAAGATATATTGTTGGTAGTATAGATATAATTATTACTTGTTCTGGAACTTTAACTGATGCACCCTCATAATGGGTTACTTAAAGG